AAATTCACCATAAATCGATCCAGATACATTTACATCTCTAGAATATCCAGAGTCAATACTAATTTTATAATATTGATAGTTGTCATAAGGTATTACTTCAACATCAGTTACTGAACCTCTTGCACCAGTTAATTTTTGAAATATTGTTAAATTTTTTAACTGCTTAGGATCACCTTGTAGTTCTTCTACAATAAAGTCTTTGGTGACCTTATAGCCTGCATTTCACGGAGTTAAAAGATACTGTGATGGTCTTATTAATTCTACATCTTCTCCATAAAGTGCTCTAAAAAGAATTTCATATGATTGTTCAGTTCCTTTAGATGTATAAAAACTATTAGAATTAAATATAAAATTTTTCTGATTTAAGTCACTAAAAAGAGATCTTTCAGAAAACCCAGGAACAATCTGTTTTTTAAGTTTTTTAAAAAATTCTTGAAGAAATAATATATTTAAATTATAAACAACCGTTCCAGATACATGTGAATCTACTTCAGAAGATGAAAAAGTAAGTTCATCTTGACTTCCTGGAGTGATATAATTTGTTATGCCACTAAATCCCCTATAACATTCTAAAAATGAAGTAGAATTTTTTGATTTATAATAAATTATTTCATCATTAATTTTAATGATACCATCTCTATCATTAAATCCTTCAGTACTTGAAACATGAATAGTTGTATCAACAAAAGATACATCTGATGATAAAGTAGTAGAATTTTTTAAATTAAAAAGTTCATCGACTTTTACATACTTATCGATATTATTAATTATATCATAAGTACCACCCTGGTATTCTTGAGAAACATAATACTGCTCCAAAAATTCTACCAGAAGAGGAAAGTCTTCCCTTACATATCTAGGAAGTTGACTTGATACGATTTCCTGAAACTTAACTCTATCTACTGTCATTTTTGTTTTCTAACTTAATAGGAAAATTATAATGTTGAGTTTGATACATTGGCACTATTACCATTAACAGTAGTAGTGGTCAACAACTGATCATTTGAAGAGGTGGTTATGATAGGATTTCCCCTTACAAGGTTGTTTGTAGTGTAACTTGATGAAACAAGATAGTTACTTCCTGATATGTCATTCCCTGAAGAAATATTATCAAGAATTACATCAACTGTTGTATTATTTACATCCAATTGAAGATAAAGATCTTGAAGACCTATGACATCATTTGAATATGGTGTTACAGAAATTTCAATCAGAGGAGTGTTTCTATTCACAACTGTTGAAATAATGTTAATTGGATTTAATCTTAATTCACCTTTAATGTAATCAATACTACCAATATTTCTCTTAACAATCACTGGTTCAGAAGAACTTTTTAATTTAAACAAAAAGAGCGTTCCCGTATCTAAATTTCCTGTAGGTTGATCACCAATATAAACTGTTCCACTAATTCCACTTACTCTGAATCCAGAGGATTTAACATTATAACCAATTAATGTACCATCAACTACTGAGTTGTAACCAGGATTTTTTATGTGAAATCTATTACCAAAACAAATTTCATACTCTGCGAAAGTATTTAATTTTGCTTCAATATCTCTTCTCATATCAATATTTGTAATATTAGAAGTCACTGATTCATGACTATCATCAACTACTTTTTGAAATTTTGAATATTTAAATCTGGCACCAAATTTATTTAACTCAGTAGAATCAGAGTATCTTTGAATATTGGTAATAACCTGGTCCCTAACAAATGAGGAGGAAGGGGCTAAATTACTATTATAATATGCCTTTACAGATGCTTCAATGTAAAGATATTTTAGATCAATAATTTCTGAAATAATACCTGCAACAGAATATTTTCTCAAACTTTGTTGTAAATTCTGTTTTATATCACTTGATAAGAATATACCATTATATGGTTTGATACTAATAAAAACCTTACCATATTGTGGAGGACTCAGTTCTTCTCCACCGAATGCAGAAACAGACTCTGCTTCTGGATACAATGAAGGAATGATTGCTTCATAATCTGAAGAGGTTACTGCTCTATTTTGTGATGCGTAGATACGTGGAGCATATTTCTTAACTGACTCTACAGATTCAATCTCTTTACCACCACCAGAAGGTTGATCGGTAGTAATTACAGATACACCAGATGTAACTACTGAACCATTATTATCTACAAGTGAACCGATGAATGAAAAATTAGAAATATTGTTTGCTAGACTTCCATTTGATGTAATATAACTTGCTTCAATATAGTTTTGATTCTCAAGTGCTACACCAAAAGTCCCATCACCAAATAATAACTCATATCGTTCATTTTCAATTTCTTGAATAAAATACAATCTTGTTGATGCATCAACAGAAAATAAACTATCAAATAATTCAAACTTTCTTTGTAAAGTTGATTGTTGATTATCTTTTACAACTACAGATATCTTATCTGTATCAATTCCAGAATTTGGTAAAATAAATCTTTGATTTGGGTATGCTGTATTAACAGTAAATGTCTGTGTAATGTAAGTTCCCTCATTTACTTCAATACCATTGAAGTTTGCAAATCCATTTGAATCAACAGGAACGGTAATATCATTTAAAATTGAAAATATAAAATTCTGAGTTCTTCTGACACCAGTAGATCTGGATGTTAATACAGCTCCGGCTTTGAGTGTTACTGTTAATGCTCTTGTATTTGAAACATCAACAGAAAATGATACTGTTGCAGTAGAAGACTTTCTTGATCTTGGAACATAACCAATATTTCTTGCAAGAGAAACTATGTTCTCTCTTAATGTAGCACTATCAATAAACACCTCATTTGATACCATATTGGCATTATATGAAGTGATGTATGTATTATATGCTAGTGTATCAATGATTGTAGATAAATTCGATCCTTCAAAATCATAATCAGTGAAATTTGAATTTGCACGAAGATAATCCTTTATGGATGTCTTTATCTGATCAAAGTTTAAGTTGCTAAAATTAACTAAAGGCATTTACCTAGTGGGTTGTAATGCAAAGGTTAATTGTTGAGTGGGTGCATCGATACCAATGATTCTGTAATTAATTAAACAATCAAATGCATTATCATCAAAATTTGCCTTTACCTTGACACTGATCAATGATACACGGGGTTCAAATGCGTTAATACTATTTTGAATTTCAGTCTTAATTGAATTTGCTGTCAATTGAGACATGTTTTCAAAGAGTAGATTTGTCACATTTGATCCAAAGTTAGGTTCAAATGGTTTTTCACCTGGTATCGTGAATATAATATTACGAATTGATCTAGCGATAGCGTTCTCATTTCTCAATACAATTAAATCGGAATTTAATGGATTGATTTTAAATGAAGCACTAACGTCTTTGAACCCTTTACTGATTCTTTGGACAGGCAATTTTTACTACAACAATTCTACCTTATTTAGACACTCAATCGAAATTTAATTAATAATAATCTCTCTTAAGATAAATTGATTCAAAGATTCTTTTTTCTCGTCATCAAGTTCAAAAAAACCATCCTCATTTAATTTTTTATCACTCTTTGGTGTAATCTTATCGTGTTTAATTTCTCTGAGAAATTCTTTATCCATTGATAATAAATCCTTTTCTTTTATAATCCTTCTCTTCTATGTAGTTTTCTTTTGGAGTTTCTTCATCATCCCATATTGGTATGATCGATTCATTATCAAATCTAAAATCTGGATTTCTTCTGAAATGAACTTCAATTAATTTTTGATCTATGAATTCACAATTAATCCAATCGTATTTTTCTTCTAATCCTTTTAAGATATCTGGAAATAAAATAGGAGTATCTACCTTCTCCCATCTTGACCATTTATATAGAGGTTCTAAAGAGTCTCTCAGCCCTCTAACAATAAGTTCTGGAGTACCTTGATAATAATCAATGGAGAGATGTTCACCTTGAAAGATTTCACACCAGAATTCACTTGGATGTAAATGTTCTGTAGAGTTTTTCAGATATTCAATTCTAGAGAACCGGCCCATTCCCATAAAATTCATACAAGGACGAATAATATAAAAGTCAGGTCGAGGAACTTCTAGTCCTGCTGGACCACAAGTATAACCTAAGACCTGACTTAATTGTAATTTATTATAAACCCACAAATCTTCAGTATGAATTGAAGACCATTCATCAAAGACTGTGAGTTTGTAAGACATTTATCGACCTTGACCTCGATAGGGTTTTCTTGCTTTATTTCTGCTCGTTGCAGAATACTTTGTATGTTTCCCTGAACCCTGTCGAGTAGATTTGGGATGTGATTCAATGAGATCTGAACCATTCAGTGATTTTTTAAATTTCGCCATTACACATATTCTCCTTTTGTAACAATAGATTGCCAAACAACATAAGAACTTCCAAGTATACCAAAAACACCAAGAAGTTTTAAATCTTTATGATTTGTTGTGATGAGACCAAAACTCAAAAGACCTGTACATAATCCAAAACCAATTCGTTTCCAATGATGAGTCCAACGAATGAGATGAACATTTCGACTTCCACAACTTGGACATTTCAATGATCGATTTTTACCTCTTGGATGCCATGTATAATCACATTGATTACAAGTATTAATTGGTCGAAAGGTTTCCATGATGTGTTGTTTGAACCTTGATAGTATAGACAATAAAAAAGAGGGTGTCAACCCCTCTTTTGATAAAAATCAAATGACTCGTGTCTTTTCATGACCCACACGAATTCGTGGATCACACCAAATTTCATATCCTGCTTCAATAGCATCTAAACAGAATGATACATCTTCACCACACATATCTTGTACTGCACCAGATTCAAAAACTTGCATCTTTGGTGCAAACCATGGATATTTCATCTTCTCATTTTCAAAGACACCTTTTTGA